TTGTATCGGAAGCAGCTTGAAGACCCTCTTTGGCCTTTTCTGCCCACTTCGCTATCGTCCCATCTTCTGTCATCTCGACAATTTTGTCTTTAACCTTCGCTATACCAGACGCAAGACCGCCTTTACCAAAAATAGCTTCTCCTGCCGCCTGCATCGCATCACCAATAGCATTTTTTAAAGACGTAAAAGCACCAGAAATTGTAGTTGTCTCTTCTTGCGCTATACGGAAACCCGTTGCCATCGCCTGATTAACAATTGCCATCTTTTGAGCATCTGTAGTAGCTGTTCTTATGGCTGGAATATATCTTCCAAGCATCTCAAATTGACCTTCTCCTGCGAGAGCAACCATCTTCATAGAAGATTGAAGGTCTAAACCAAACGCTTTAGAAAGACCAATCGCTCCTTTAATAGAATCTTCAATCCTATCGTTGGATATACCCATCGTTTTTGCAAGTGAAACAAGACCAAGCGTTATCTCGTCATCTACAGTTGTTATCTTTTGAAGGCTTGTTGCAAATGCTCCCCATCTGGTAATGGCATATGAGCCGCTTTCACCAAGGGCATCAAAAGTTGCCTTTAGTTTATTCTGTGCGCTTTCCTGCTCTGCGTATGCTTTAGCTAATGCCGTAAGACCGCCGACAATCGCAGTTGTAGCTCCAACACCGGAAATAGCAATCTTCTTAAATGCTGAAATAGTATTAGAAATTCCATTCCTTATTCCTTGCAGACCAGAGCTAACCCCGTCCTTCAGAGATATGATTAAATTGACTTTTTTATCTGCCATTCCAAAGCTCCTTAATCTCGTTTGCTTTGATACGAAATGATTTTAGAGCAACAAGTTTTGCAGTTTGAGCAGGGGCTACAGCTTTTCCTTTATGAGCCAATGCGCTTCTGCTTGCATCACATTCAGAATTTACTTTTGAAATATATTGCTCAACTAGGCATCCAATTTTTTCAATCGGAGTTTCATAAAGCCATAAATCAGGAGTTCCACCATACTCTCTAAGCATGATAGAAACTAAAGCCCCATAGTTTGCGTCTCCTCCTGAAGATTGATTCACGCCATTCGATCCTGTACATTTAAGAAAGATTTCAGTCATGTCATCTATTGTGCAATGAAGTTTCCTAGAAAGACTCTTTATTGCTTTGTCAGCCTTATTTCTTTCAGAGTATTCATCCAGTACATCGCTTGTTAGAGGCAGGGTTAGAATCCAGAATAAAAAGCAGTTCTGAAAAGTTCCATCAACGTCCCATTCTTCGCACTTCTCAGCATACCACATGCTTTTTGCAATCGTAAGAGGATAAAACTTTATCCCGAAATATTCATAAGGCTGATTTAGTATGCGCTTATCTTCTGGAGTATGCTTAACAACCTTCTCAGCCAGCTTGTCAAGTTGCTCTATTAGCTCAAAGTCCTCTACACGAAGAACATGAGATGTGTCTTTCAGGAGCTTTGCTACTGTCTTTTTTGTCAACTCTTGCATTTTCAAGTTCCATTTTATTCTTCAACGATTCTGCTAAAGGTCTAAAGGCTGAAACAACCTCCCCGTTCTGTAGCCGTATGTTCATTACGCAGTGGCAAGGTCGGTGTTTGCGTGAGCCGTGAAGCTGAATGTATCAAATGCGCTGTTGCTGTCGCTCGAATCAACCGAATCCACCAGCGGAACAAGCATATCATTTGTATTAACTCCAAAATCGGCCTCAAGCAAAGCCGCCGTGTTACTTGTCGGTATTCCCTCAAAGTCCATCTTCAGCTCACAGCGAGGCGTAATGTTCTTTCCAACTAGGTGGTCTCCGTTTTCGTCGTTCGTGTCAACGTGATTCATCGTGAAGCTAACAGACCAGCTTGAAGGGCTGGAGTTAGCACCAACCGTAACGCCGAAGTCAGGGCAACCAAATCCATCCCAAGCCTCAAAAGCCTCACCAGTTTCGTGAGGGAAGAAATCACTTACATCAGCATAACCAACAGCCAGACCTGCGGCATGAGCATTCTCTGCATGCTGGTGACCTGTAACATCAATTGTAACATAGTTACCTTCAGAAGCATTGACTGTCAATCCGGTTATGATTTTGCTGTTTTTAACATTTCCGAACTGCGTCAGGAAGGTGGCAAGATCACCAACAAAGTCGCTGCCGCAATAGTTGGCTGACTGTGTGTAATCAGTCTGCTCGCCAACATTACGCTGGCAGGCAACATTGCCAAGTTCATCCATCGCTTGTGCGTTTGTCGTCTTGAGGCTTGAGCTTGATGCCGTAGTATTAAAACCTGCCGGAAGGCTGAAAAGGTTTGTAGCTGTTAAATCAATCGTTGCGTCTGCCATAGTAGTTTCCTCCTGTTATCTATACGAAATCTAAATAAAGTCTAGTTAATGTCAAATCAGTCCCCGTAAACCGCTTCTGTCAGAAACAGGATTTCAAGCGGTATGCGGATGCGCCAATACCGATGCCTACCGATGATTAGTTCCTCTGGCGGCTCTGGAAGGGCGGATAAGTGACACCAGTTCACATTGCCTGTCTGATTAAGGTTGTTTGTTGCCTTTAACCACGCCTGAATAGCCCCACTAAAGTTCATAGCAGTTGTTCTATTCTCAAAAACACCAACTATCTCGGCTGGAATAAGTTCGGAACACCAGTTTCCAGATATTCCGTAGGTTCTCTCAATGTCGAAATCTCCGCTTGTTCCTCCGCTGTTAATCATCCACACGTTTGCCTGCTTTAGAGTTCCTTCGTCATTAATTGGAAGATAACCACGGAAGCAGTCAACACCATCAGTATTTCCTAAAAAATCAGAAAGCGATTCATAAGCTATGGATTCAGCAAGGTTCCAAGATTCTCCAATTGTATTTTCATTATAAGTTATATCAGGAGAATTATTGTCTGCTCCAATCCATGCACCATCAAGTGAATCTGAAACATAAATTTGACCTTGTGCATTCACATCCGCTGTATAATCTTCTAAATCAGGATAACTTATCGAAGGAACTGGCAATGCTCCTCCAATAGAAAAAACTGTAGCTGTCTTACTAGGAGCCATGCCATCAATTGCTACTCGATACTTTGGAATAGCTGAACTTCTTATCCAAAAGTCTGATCCAGAACCATAACCTATATAGTCTGCAGAAGTACCGCCATCTTTTATCCATTTTGGAAGCTTTTGAGTTCCAACAATAGCACTAAATGTATAAGTTCCATTACATGCCGCCGTTCCTGCGCCAGATATTATAATCTGATATGGATATGTCTGTTGATAACGTCCAAAAGGAACGGAAGTTGTATTAACTGTATTCGCCAGAACCAATCCTCCACCAAATAAAGACCAAGAATCATTTGTTTTAGTTATGTAATATGTTGAATCACCTGACTTATACCACTTATCGTCCAGTCCACTACGATTATACTCTCCATCAAATTGAATAAGACTAGAGCTTGAAACTGTTATATTTAGTGCGGCGTTATTTTTGTTAGCTTCTGAATACTCTCCAATAAACCACCACTCCCCATAATCTGGACGAGTTTCGATTGAATTTTTCCAAACATATAAAGACCCATTACATAACTTGTAAACATCATCTTCGCCTGTTTCATAGTAGTATCCGCTTACAGATGGTGTCTGTGTTCCTGATAATTTAAAAGGTATTTTGTAGCTTACCATATTTATTCTCCTAAATTGCTTTGATTATCTTATCAACAAGCCCATCAACAGCTTTCATGTACTGGTCTTTTGTCTTTTCCTCTGCCTTGAAAATATACTTGTCGGTTGCTAGCCCGTCATTCTGCCAGCCTAGTTTCTTCCAACTCTTACCCTTCTCATCGTGTATCTTCTCTGCGTATCTACCAGCCTTGCTGTTTGACGGAACACCAATCTCAACAGAGTCTTTTTTAACTTCTGTTGTAATTGAGCTTTTCAGGCTTCCGCTGGTGAAACTGGATGTTGACCGCTTTGTCTTGCCTCCTTTTAGCATTGAAACATACTCGGCTTTAGTCATTGAGCGTGGAGCCATTGCAATAGCCATCTTGCCAACGATTGAACCGATTGTTGATAGCATCTTGCGCTTGTTAGCATTGGTAGCTTTACCAGCCAATGCAAGCCGTCTCTCAAGTGCTACAAGCTCTCTTGTATCAACGATGATTTCCATAACGCTCCCACATATAAAGTCCTGTCTTTCCGCAATACACGCACTCACAGAGTCCATCACCACGAAGGGCAAATGATACGCTTCCGCAGGTGCAGATTATCGCTCTCTGATCGTCTGGAATAAGTTCGCTCATTTCTTTCCTTCAGGTGTGTAAACAATCGTGGTGTGAATACAATTTGGATGAAAAAGACCGTTCCCCGTAGCTTCTGCAACCGTTGTGTGCCCCTTTGTTGCTCCTGTAAGGCTTAGAATCTCTCCCTCATACTGAATACATGGGCTGTCTGGATAATTGCTCTTTCCAACTACCTGCACTAAATCAAGACCAGCATCAGCCATCATATCATTGTATGTTTCACGTGCAACCGTTGTGTGAAGTGTGCGATTCAGCATACCAAAGTACGAATCAGATGACCATTTCTTGCCAGCCTTGTCTGTGAATGTAGCACCGGCCTTAATCTGATTAGCTCGCTTCTGCATCTCTGCCGATAGCTCTGGATTTGTCATTCCTGTTAAAGCTCCTTTGCGGATTGTATCGCTTACTGCAATCCGTATTGCCCGCAAGTCTTCATTCATCATTCCGCTGACCTGTGCATTAATTCCAACACGCTTATCAATCGTCGAGGGGTTTATCCTTCCAATCAAATCATCTAAATACTTTTTTGAGAATTGTCCGAATGTAGCACCCTCAACTCCTTTTGGTAGGTCATCAATAGCTAGCGTGTGCCATGCCTTGCTTACGGTATATCCACGCTCTTTAGTCCAGTCATCAACACCACGGTTCAAACTGACATACTCATCAACAATGCCCTTGTAAAGCCCATCTCTAAGCGTTGCCGCCTTAACGAAGTTCTTTTGACTTGTCGCTTCAATAATTAAAGACTCGACATTACGCCGAGCCTCTTTCACCAATGCGAAAAGCTCCTTCTGCCCTTCTGCTATCTGGGCTTTGATGAGCTTGTTCCTGTCCATTACGACCCTCTGCTAATGCGAATCCGTTGCTGTAGGAGGTACTTCTGTGCGATTGGGCAAATGGTAATTCCGTAGAACTTGTCTCTCTGCTCTGTGTCTGCCGTTTCAATGATCTGTGCGCTGTTCTGAGAATTTGTTGTTCGTACAGTTTCCTCAAGAAGATACAAAGCCTGCTCAAAGTGTGCGTAGTCATCACGGTAACGGTCTGTGCTTGCAGGATTGTATAGGTCACGACAAAGGAACAGCTCAAGCTCTCTCTTTGCCTGAACAAGTGCCGCAGTCTTTTCATTGTCTGTGTAATTAGCCCAATCAAGAGCCTTTACATGGGCATCAACATCAAAGTATGCATCGGCATCTTCTATGTCTTTATCGTAAGCCATTTATTATCCCTCCTTGGGCTTCCTGACACGCTTCTTTTGTGCTTCATCAATAGCAGGAACATCTTCAACATGAACTGGCTGTGAAGCCAATTCTGAGGATTTCTTAGCCATATCTACCGTGTACTGTGTTTTTGTCTGTCCTTTGTAGTCCATCTCTATCTCCAGAAAAAAGCGGGTAGGTTTGGATTCCCTACCCTGTCGTCATTACGGGGCAACCAGCACCCAGTCATTCGTTGTAACGCCTTTGGCAACCCAAACAGCGTTAGTGCCTGTTCCGGCGCCACCAACCAGAATCTGCCCGACGAATTTCGGGGTATATCCTGTGGTGGTAGTGGTAACATTGGTGTCAACCTGAGCAGTCGCCGCAACAAAGCCAGTACCAGATGCAACAACAGAACCGCCAGTTCCAACCGTTACAACGGCTGAAACAGTCTGTGCGGATTCGCTGGATGCCGGAGTGTAGTCAGCCGCAAAGCCAACGAGAGCTACAAGGCTCATCAGTGCAATCAGTTTCTTCATAATCAATCTCCTGTTTTGTTTTTAGAGTGAAAGGGCGGTTGGTGTTCCCGCCCCGTTTTTATTCCCTATCCCTTACGAGGTGGCAATAGTAGTGGTGTTAATGTTAACATCAACGCTGATTGCCGGACGGTATGTCTTGATTCCGCCGATTGACAGCATACGATAACCAGTAGCCATACGACCTTCGAGGCGGATACCTTCGTCAGTGATGACATCATTAGCCAGCGCAATAGCAGAACCTTCAACGCCAGCCAGCGCACGGATGTTCGTGGAAGTCTTGACGTTGTTGGAAACGTACATATTCACGCCGAAGAACTTACCTGAGAATCCGTTGCCAATTGCCGCATCAGCAGAAGCATTGATCTTGCCGCCGAAGTAGATATTGACAGCTTCTTCAACAGTCGGAGGCGCAATCAGGAATATTTTGCCAGCCGGAGCATTGGCTTCTTTCAAGTCTCGAACAATCGAGGCAAAGAACGCCGGAACATTCGCACAGGTCGTAGCGGTGAACTGCCAAGGAGTCGTGCCAGTTGCATAGTTATTAATGCCAGCGTTGGCGTACTCGCTCATGAACAGGTCATCCCAATAGTCAGCCAACTGATACCCAGCATCCGTAAGAAGCTCGCTCAGGTAATTGACATTTGTCTTAGCCTTAACCGCATCTTCATCTTTGAAGGCCACATAGCGGCTCTTGTCAATCAGAAGGTCGGTCGTTGCATCGGTCGGGTCGCTATAGGTGATGTTGTCATCGGTGTAAGCCGCATCAGCCAGATTTCCGAGGCTCAGAATGTGCAGGGTATCACCCATGCCCCATACTTCTTCACGGAAGTTCTTGTTAGCAACCATCTGAGCCGGAAGGCTCTTGCGAAGGGAAGCCAGCACAATCTTGCGCCAGACTTCAGGAATTACATTGGAAAGTGCCATAATTATTCTCCTGTTTTAGTTATTGATTCGCCGCCATTGCCAAAGCCGCCGCAGGGTTTGCGAGAATATCCGCATCACTCATTGCGAGAACTTTATCAATGCCGCCTTTGTTGTTTTGTGGGCTTGCGCCGCCCGCTTTTGAACCAGCTCCACTTAGAGCATCAGCCGCCAGCAGTCCGGCATATTTTTGAGACACGGTTTTCAGGCGTTCATCCACAAGGACGGTGTTACCCAAATCCTCAAGGTCTTTGAACTCGTTTGAAACAAGCAATGAACGTGCATCCTCTGGAACCTTATCCATGAACTTCAGCTTCTGTGCCAGTTTTGAAAGCTCTGCATTTCGCCGCTCTGTCTTGTACTGATTCTCAAGGTCAGCTCTAGCCTTTGCCTCAGCTTCGTACTTTGACTTCAAACGCTCCAGCTCAAGCTTGTTCTTCTGGCTTTCACTCAGGTCTTTTCCCTCAAGCTCGTCAATCTTGGCTTGCAGTTCATCAACCTTCTGCTGATATTTCTTCTTATCTCCTAGGATGCCGGAAGCCTTGCCTTCTGCCTCTGCGATCTTAGCCTTCAATGCCGCAATCTCTTCAGAGTTGTCAGCACCAAGAATCGCATCAATCGCATCATCAGCCAGCCCTGCTTCTTTCAGTTTTGCTGTTTTCTCAGCCTTAGTCATGTCTATCTCCTTCGGTCTTCATGGTAGCCGACACCAACCACACTTCAACGGCTGTGTGCGCCGAATCGCCCTAATTACGGCCTAGGGTGTTGCCGAAAATTGGTCTAAACTTGTCACGCTCATCGCATTGGGTGAGAACTCATTGATTGAATCTTCAATAGCCTGTCTCTGCTCTGGTGAAATCGGTGAGCCTACACGGTCAATGCGGTTCAAAATCTTCTGCAGAATCAGTCGGTACATCTCAGCAGGCATTGAGGTATTCACAGCCATAATCAGGGTGTTCATTTCCTGCTGGAAGTCTCCAATGTCAAACTGACGGTTATAGGAAGCAACCCATAATGGAACACTCGAATCCCATTCATTTACAATCTCTGCAACCTTGTTCTCGGCTTCTTCTAGGGTTGTGGCACGTGCTTTCATCACTTGGGCAACATCCAGGAAGTCCCAAGCCTTAGACTCTGCTGACGCAACCTGCCGTGATTCGCTTTGCAACATAAGACCGACCGCCTCAAACATATTCCGTTTGAGCGATTCAAGCTCTGAGCGCAATGCTCCCATGTCAGAGGCGGACGGTGAAAGGTATTGAGGTGTCGGGTCATCCTTGGAAACAAGAATCGGATAGTTCATCCCTACGATTAGCTCTGCTCCTGTTGCTCCCTGCGTTCCGTAGGCATCGCTGACATTCTGAATACAGGATACCGGAAGAACAAGCTGAGGATAGCACCGTTTAAAAAAGTTAGCCCGATTAACGCTTTCCAAGTCCATAATGGAGCGGTTCACAGATTCAATGTCATCAAACGGATGCCCATCCTCCGAAATCTCACCAACCAGAACAAAAGGAACTCCATTATAGTCAATAGCAACAGTTTCGTCAGAAGCGATGTACTTCTCACCGTTCTCTTTCTCGCCAATCTTTACGGTTCGAACCTGTCCGGCAGTCCAGATGCGGCGAAAATGATATTCTTCGCATGGCTGGTCTGGTGTGGTGCTTTCGTAAACCTCACCTTCGGTAATCAGCCATTCAAGGCCACCAATGGAATTGAACTTCCAGTCAGGAACCTCAAGAGGGCTGTAAACCTGAACATAAGGGCGCACCTTCTTCTCACGCTTTTCCTCAACAGAAATCTGCTCAAGAACCATAGGCGCATCCACGCCAAGCCAGCACCATCCGCACGTTGTGATGTAGTCATTAGCCTTACGCATCAGTACATTAAGAGATTGCCCATCAGCGGAAGCATCATTGGCAAACTCTGCGTCAATTCCTTCACGCTTTGGAAGCTCACTGAAGACATGCTGGTTAATTTTTGAAGCAATGCGGTAAGGATACGGGAAGCAGTGGCTTTGCTGTTTACGGCCATCAACCCTACCCCCGTCTGCCCTTGTTCCGCCTTCCCAATCAATATTTGATTCGCCAGAAAAACGAGAAAGCCTTCGATCTACATATTCACGCCCGCCTTTGACGGATAGAATGTTAATTTCCATCTGGCATTTTCGTTCTTCGTAAGCATCGTTTTCACGGGTCAGTTCAATCGGAAGGTCTTTGGAAGCATCATGGTAAACCGCTTCCGGCTTGCGTCCACGAATACGAAGGAAGGAAGAAAACCGCCCTTCTTTTGAGCTAATCCCCTGATAGTCTGCCATAAATTGTGCCTTTGTTCATTTTGACAAAGTATAAATAACAGAATACAAGGAAGTTGTCAAATTTGCTACGGATGCTTAGACCGCTTCGGTTCTTTGTATCCGCTCGCATAGATAGCCTTTTCCTGCTTCTCTGCCTGCTTCTTGGTTGGATAAACCTTGCCTGATTCACCCCACTTAAAACCGCCTTTTGTTTTATGTACTGGCATATTGACCTCCTAGTATTTGCTTCTCTCGGTTAGCCCATTGACACGGCTTCCGGCCTTCTCTGACCATGCGATGAACTGCGATCCATCATTGACCTGCTTTGCAACACGCTCGGCTTCTCTCCGGCTGTACCTGCTTCCATTGCCCTGCAAGCTCCATCCTGCGTTCCATTCATAGACAACCCCATCAGGTGACTGTCCCTTGATTACATATCTCATGTTTTCTCCAGTTTCATACAGTCATTAAATCCAAGTGTAAACAGGCGAATCGTCTCAGCTTTCATATCAGCCTTCATCCAGCGGATAGGCTTCCACTTGCTTAAAAGATTGCGGTCTTGTCTCCATTTCCAGCCATCTGCATACGGGTCAAATATTAGAGTTTTCTCATACTCATCATACTCTCCTGAGTGGCTTTCTAGGTACGCATACGGGTCGCTTGAACCGCTCTTATCCACAAACCTACGCTCATAAGCCATCATATTCTTCGGACGCTTTTTTGGAGTTACCACTATCCCTAACTGCCTCTTGCATAACATTTCATCCTCCTTATGCCATCATCAAAAATCCGCTTCTCCCACTGTTCTTAATCATAGGAGCCATGGCGTAGCGCACCGCATCCCACCCGTGATTATACGCATCGACAATCTCAGGAAGGATGTCTCCGGTGTTCTTATCAATCTTGTAGCTGTAATGCCTAGCCTCACGAACCATCAGCTCGCAGTCGGGATGTATGACTATCTTCTCAAAGCTCTTTAGGTAGGCTATCCCATCCTCTACGCTTCCTTGCCACTTCTTGACACCTTCAATCCTTGGAAGTCCATGCCTATGGAGGTAGCTTATTGATTCTGGCCTTGCTGAGTCTGCCCTGATTGCGTACTTCTCAACTTCTGGAATACATCCCTTCACATAGGCGGCTGTGTGGTCTAGCTCTAACCCAACCTTAGCACAGTCTCTGCGTATCCACAGCTTGTGGTCTTTTATGTAGCATTGAACCGCCGTTGTCGGGTCGCTCGCAAAGCCAAAGTCCATCCCATGATATGGACTGCCAAATGTATTATCCACATCGAAAGCCTCAATGATGTACTTACCCTTGAATACCTGTGCGTCAGTAATCTCTAGACAATCTCCTTCCCATATATGCCCGTAAGTCTCTGGACGGTACTTCAGGTCATGTAACCGTTCAGCTTCCAACTCGGCAGGAAACCACGGATTGTCTGTGTAGTTTATCTTTACAATGCAACAGCTCTCTGGAGGATTCTGGATAAACCTGCGGCTGGTTGCACTATCGCTGTCCTCAGGATTCCATGTACACCAGATTTCAGAGCCTTCCTTGCGGATAGTTGGGATTAGAACGCTCCAAGAGGCTTCTGATACGCTTTCTGCTTCCTCAACCCAACAGATGTCTATTCCGTCAAGAGATTTTATCTCACGTGCATTGTGGCGAAGACCCTTAAAAATGAACTCAGTTCCGTTCTTCCCTCGGATGTACGACTCACCCCATTCATAGTTTGCCGCAAGCCACGGCTCGCTTTCTATGGCAGAAACTAGCCCAGAGTGTACCGAATCACGGATGCTGTTCTGTAGCTCACGGGCGCACAGGATTCTGATTGGCTTCTGATATCCACGCACAGCAAGCATCTTTGCAAAGGAAAAGCTCTTTCCAGAACCACGCCCTCCGTATGCACCACGGTAGCGGTACTTGCCTGAAAAGACAGGAATTAGCTTCGGTGGAAGTTTAATCTGGACGGTGTTAGACATACAAAATCCAGAATACAATCAGGTCAATGACAAGAACCGTAATCACAAAGCATTGAATGCTCATTTATTACTCCGGTGCAACAATCTCGATGCGGGTCGGTGACATGGATCCGTCGGCAGAGCGGTGGTCAATCTCCTGTTTGTCAGACCATCCGAAGTTCTTCAGAGCGAAGATTGCACCCGTTGGATTGCCAAAGCGAAGCATTTCCTCATATTCTCTTTCGATAAACGACCTAGCTCTTTTTATTGTGTAAGAAAAATCTGGTCTTTTTTCATAGTCATAAAAACTTACTCTGTCGCAGAATCCTAGATAAATCACTAAATCAGAGATAGTTATGCATGGAATTTCTACTTCTGTTCCATCTTTCAAGTGGATTGTTTTTGTCTTGTATCCATCTTTGAAATACTGGTCTATTTTTTCCTGTAGCTCATCAGGTGTTTTGTATAAAGGAGGTCTGCCTAATTTGTTGCCTGATTTTTCCATACCGAAAGTCTCCAATCTGTTAGAGCTTTACGGTATTTGAAATGCGTAGAAGTGTCAAGCGTTTAAATTAGATTTAAAAACAATAAGGTGTGTTTAACTATTTTGCACTTTATCTTTGTGTCGGTTATCATCTGCACCCTTGAAGATTGTTTTTCGATACAGCGAGCCCTATAGCACGAGAAGTGCGCTGTGGCTCTCAACCTATTTAATCAGTAGCTCGACTTTTTGCAGGTGGCGGATTCTTCCGTGTACCCTTGTGAGGCATGGATATAGCCAAGGATTCGATGCTATCTTGTATTTTTAATCAAACTGCCATTTTGGATTTCTGCACCCCCGTTAGTTGCCCAACGTTTACAGATGGTACTCGGACTCAAACGGCTCGGTTCATGTGAGAATACAACCTTGCCCTTTCCCATAAGCCCCCTGTCTTTCGATGACAGCACATATTGCACGGCACCAGCCCGTGTTACCGATTGCTCTGGAGACCGGCTATCCCCTCCAGATACTAAAAAAGGAAGCTCACATTCAGGATTTTGAAAGTGGTTTTGGCGAGAGGCACCGCCGTCCTGAACATGAGCTTTAAATTGTTTCATAAACACCTCTTAATAATTTAGTCCGAAACCACTCGAACTGATTCCTTATCTACTATTCCAGATTCAAAGTCAAACAACTTTTTTCAGAAAAATCCCGCCTTGCAGATTTTTGACCACGGGCGGGGCGAGGCGAAAGGTCGGGAAATGAAGCCGATAAACCTGCTAACGGAGATAGATGGTGTGATGTTTTTTTGTTTGTGTCAAAGCAAATAAGTTTTAAAGAGTGCGTTTTTAGGCAATAAACACGGGCTTTTTTAGTGTGAAAAAATATCTGAAAATAATTGTTTACATCCTCAACGGTTGCTGTCATAGTGATTGACGTTGAGAGGGAGAAGCGAACAAACCAAACCAAATGAAAGGGGAAAAAATGAAAAAAACACTAGTTGAAAGAATAAACGAAGGTTTCGTGACCAAACCAAACGACAGAATAACAATAGTTGAACACAAAAACATGATTTGCGACACGATTGACATTGTCCTGTGGAATACCGGAACAACTGAAAAGGAACACACCTGCCTTCCGAACAATATCAGCGCATGGAAGTGGCTTAAAATGTTCAACGAAATAGGCGGTCGTGCGGTTCTTAAAGAAGTTGACGGCGAATTAATACCGTTTGAACAGAGCCTTCCGTATCTTTACAGATTTGACCGTGCCGCATACGAAAAGAAGGGATTGTTCCCCCCGCCAGCCCCCGTACTGCAAAAATAACCCCGAAACTGGGAGCAATCCCAGTCTGCTGTCCGGCGGTTCCGGCGGCACTGATGAGGGAAACCAAAGGAAAGGAAAGAAGATGGAACAGGAAATTAAATACATCCAGAAGTTTGCAAAGTGCAACGCTTGTGACTGGGAAGGGTATAGACACGAAACGCATCACAGCGAAAAACGGTTGCCATCATGCCCATGTTGCGGAGCGGCAAATCATTTAATAGTCTTTGAAAAAGAAGTTGACGCAAGCGATCAGGAATAACCAAACCAAAGGAAAGGGAAAATATGAAAGAATCTGATATTAAATGGGAAAACGAGGCAAGAGGGCTTTGGATCGGGAAAACGAAATACGGGTTTACTCTGTTCAAATCTGGATCAAATCATGCCACAGGGTTCTTGTCTTTTGATCGTCTAGATGATGCCATAGATAACGCAGAAGCTTTAAAGGATCGGCCGGATGTTTTGGCTAAGCTTTTGCGAGTATATCCAAAAAAGGCCGTCAAATGAAACGCCTGATTTTGCTTTTTACGCTTTCACAATGCCAACCTTGCCCAGCTGGAATCACGGCTGACACACTTTTTTCGGAATGCCGTGGAGAAAGCAAGGCGGGTAGAATGGCGGTTGCTTCCGTCATATTTAACCGTGCAAAGGGGAATCCGGCAAAACTGGAAACAGTTTGCTTAGCTCCAAAGCAATTCTCATGCTGGAACAAGGGTTACACCAAGCCAAAGCCTAGAAACGCTCAGGAAAGGGCAATTCTGGCGGAATTTGAAGGCATGGAAAAGGCTATGAAAGCCGGAGCATTTAAGCCAAGCGGGGCCTGGACGCATTATCACACCTTAAAAGTGCGTCCGGCTTGGTCTAAATGGATGAAAAATAGAACGGTAATCGGGAATCATGTTTTCGGGAATACAAAATAGAAAGGAAATGGAAATGGAAAAGAAAGACTACTTCACGCAATACGAACGCCGTTTTTATGCGGCGCATTATAACACCTCTTTTTCACCAGAAAAGAGGGCGGCGGCTGATGTTGCGGCGTATAACGAAGAGCTTAATGAAGACCTTGCGGAGCTTGAAACGCTGGGAAGCGTTGGCAATTATGCGGAAAAGTATATCGAAAAGGCTTTAGCTTATGCTGATCGCCGGAGCCGTTGCCTTTCGTGGATGATTACAGGGCCAGCGAATTTTCCAGTGGCAAGAAACGAAAAGGCAAACCGATCAGCAGATAACGCTTGGAATGAGTTCAGGGAATGGCGAAAGCGGTACATTAAACGAGCCAGCGCAAAGCCTACCCTTTCGCCTGAAGAAGAGATTGACGAAGCCGCAAAAGAGTTGAGCGAGGCACAGGAAAACCACACAAAACAGAAGGCTTTCAATAAAATTCTGTTTAAAAAAGGCGTTTTCAATCGAAGAAAAAGCGGCTCAAATTGAAGAAGAAACAGGACTTGAAGCGGAAGAGTTTCTTAAAATCGTTTCGGCTGATGCTCCAGAGGTTTTCAGTCTTTGGGGGGCTTCCGCTTGGAAGGTTCGGGGATTCGGACTTGTAAACAGTAACGCAAAAATTAAGCGGCTAGAGGATAAAATTAAAATAATGCAAATGAGGATTGAACGCAAGGCCAGCTTTGAACCGATAAAGTTTGAAGGCGGGGAAATCAATATCGAAGCCGACAGAGTAACCATCCGGCATGAATCAAAGCCAGATCAAGTTATTATTGACAGCCTGAAAAGCCACGGGTTCCGATGGTCTCGAAACTTTGGAAGCTGGAGCCGCAAGCATACAGGAAACGCAATCTATGCGGCGAAGATGATTTGTGGGGTTTGATAAACAATAAATTAAATAGAAAGGGTAACAAAATGAACATCAAAACAGTTACAGATTACATTGACAAAAACCCATATTTTAGAGCGGCAATCGTTTCGCACGTTGCCAAGATGAACCGGAAGAAAGCCAAGCCGGAGAATATGCGGAGAAGCTCAGACCATTACGCAAAAATGTCTCTGAAAGGAGTACAGGCTCGCCGGTCAAAGGCAGACATCGAGGCCGGAATCATTCGGGCGGAGATTTACCAACAGGCAAAAGAAGCTGGTGTAAAACTGGATGGGTTGCTGTGAAAGAGCCTCTCAAAAATGAACTGCCGGGCAAGGCTGGTTTTACTGGTAGAAGATTTTAAAAAAAAGTGTTTGGCTTTTTCAAAATAGTGTGAATAATTGTCAGGAAAGAAGGGGGAGAAAATGAACGGAAACTATCCAGCAGGTGTGACAGGTAACGAGGGGCATTTCAATCCAAGCTATGAGGACAAGTGCTGTCAGTGTGGAGAGATTATCGCAGACACGGAGCATGACCACCACGGGATCAGCCTTGACGGTGAAAAGCGGGTTTGTTCTGGCTGTCTAATGAGTGATGTTGCGAGACTTGGTTCGATATCAATAAATGATGGGTACTTCGCAACCGCAATTTACGAAGGCGAGGAAGTGCAAAGCGCAATCCTTTCATCTGAGCAAGAGGCTTTGAAACGAGCCGCTGAACTCGCAGAATACGCATGGGCTGTTAAGGCTTTTGTTGAGGTGAACTAATGACACAAGCAGAAGAAAAAGAAGCTCTAGAAATCGGCTCAGTTGTTTTTGCCACTTGGACTGTTGCAGAATCATACGCCAAGCGGATTCTGGCCGGAGAGGATTGGGAGGATATAGCCAAAGAGCTTCACGATATGGTAGAGGAAATCATCGCAAAAGAAGAATTGGCTGATACCGCACGGCGGGAAGCCTTGAGAGGAGCAAGTGAATGAGTCTGGCCGTTAAATTGACCGGAATTGCCCACCACGAAGCGAAGCAGATTCAAGACTGCATTGTCCCGAAGAACGGTGTTAAAATCGTTCGTGAGGCAAACGCAAAGGCTTCTGACGGATTCGCATACCGTGCGGACTGCAAGGGTCTTTTGATTGGTTACATCCCAGAGCTTTCGACTCTGCGTAAATACTACTCGGAAGCGTATTCAGAATCAAAACGGCATGAAGTTTCAGCTTGGGGTTCTGCGGTTAAGGCTTGCCGTGAGCAGTTCAAAATTGATTACGAAATGAACGGCACGGAGTCTTGGAGCGCAAAGGTTTGTGGACTGCTTTACTCAAAGACGATTGACGGGATTGAGGCTTGGGTAGAGTTCGAGCAGTACAGCGATTTGTGCCAAGCCGGACAGGGCGAAGGATGGAATCTCAGGCAGATTTCGGTGTTGGTTGATGGGGTGGAGTGCTTCTAACTAGAAAGGATGAATCATGGACTACGAAGGAATGCTATCAGACTGTTGCGGAGCGGAAATCATCTGGGGTGATATTTGCTCGGCGTGCAAAGAACACTGCGAACCACAGGAGAATGAAGAATGAAACTAAAAGAACTGAAAAAAATACTGGAAGAAAAAAATAATCTCACAGGATACCAGATTAGCTGGCTAACAGGATACCAGATTAGCTGGCTAACAGAATCACAGATTAGATGTCTAACAGGAGACCAGATTAGATGTCTAACAGAATCCCAGATTAGCTGGCTAACAGAATCCCAGATTAGCTGTCTAACAGGATACCAGATTAGCTGGCTAACAGGATACCAGATTAGCTGGCTAACAGAATCACAGATTAGATGTCTAACAGGAGACCAGATTAGATGTCTAACAGAATCCCAGATTAGCTGGCTAACAGAATCCCAGATTAGCTGTCTAACAGGATACCAGATTAGATGTCTAACAGGATACCAGATTAGATGTCTAACAGAATCCCAGATTAGCTGGCTAAAAAATCGAATCGAATTTTTATTACAACAGGAGGTATCATCATGAAACTTAAAGAACTGAATTCGTGGAAATTGGCTCTCACAGACCAGCAGTTTCTGGTTCTCAAGCGGATTTTCTGGAGGTCGCAAGGCTTCCTATGGACTCGCTACCGGAACCTCTTTGAAATCTGCAACAGCCCGTCGAAGAGGGTGTCTGAAATGGTTGAGGCTGGGGTGAAGTTCAAGTATCGGGATGTTCAAATCAAAAATTCGACAGGCCGGAAGGTCGTCGTCAGGGAGTTTCAGGTATGATTTGCCAGTGTGGAAAACCAACAGCCGCCCTGTATCAAGGTGTATGCAAGGAGTGCTTCGACAGGAAGGCGCCTAGAAAGCCCCAGAAGAAGCGAGGCCGTCCAGCCAGACGCACACCAGAGGAGAAGGCTAAAAAGGTCTTGGAGTGGCGTTTGGCGCATCCCAGGACGGAGTATTTCAGGGAGCGTGCTAGAAAGCTGTACGGAACGGAGCTTGGAGAGTTTGTTGTAAGGCTTGGTGAGCTTTATGCACAACGGAATAACAAGCCGAAGTGGGGGAAGCGTTCGACCGCCAAGGTGTACACCTCAAAAGCGTTTGCTTCTTTGTGTGTAAAAAGGCATGAAGGTTCGGTAATCGAGGAAGTGAAAGGAGAATAAAATGACAGACAACAACAGACCAGTAGAAACAATTCCAGTCGGATTCGTTTACTTCGATGGAAAAACTTCCTACGTTCTTTCTCGTGAGCAGGCTAGAAAACACGAAGAGTTTGTTCCGAAAAACGCAAAGCACACGGCAACCGTTGCGCTTGATGTTGTTCTTGAGCGCATACTGAATAATGAAGATGGTGTGAAAAGCCAGCTTAAGGAGATGCGCACAATATGAAGGCCTCTGATTGTTGCTCATGCCGATTCTGTATTTCACTGGTTGGGACACTTCCGGCAACTTGCATGAAAGGACACAAGCCAAGGTTTTACACTCCACGCTCTCCGATTGACCAAGACTATGGATGGAAAAGGGTTTGCGATGACTACAGAAAGTAAAACATGCTCAAAGTGCGGAGAGACTAAGCCGCTGGATGAGTTTGAGACCGACAAACGGCTGAAGTCTGGAAAGAGAGCGGCTTGCAGACTTTGCAGAAGAAAGCAGAGAAGTGTCCATTATTACATGAACGCAGAAAGGATGCGGCTTGCAAGCAGAGAATATCGGCTTGAGCATTTGATTGTTAGAAGAAAATCATGCAAGCAGTGGCGTGATGAAAACAGAGACCACTGCTTATCGTACTATAAAGAAGCAAACAAAAGGAATAATGAAGCTTTGCCAGATTGCGTAGTTAAGCATCGACTGATTCAAGGAAGAAAATTTTCACCTGAACAAATCACGCCTGAGCTAATTGCGGCAACTCGTGCGCTGATTAAACTAAAAAGAGCCGTAAAGGAAATACAATGAAGAACATAAGAGACCTAGAAATTGAACTGTGTGACGTGTTTGAACAGCTGAAGAAAGACCCGAAGCGTGTTTGTCAGGCAAAGGAGCTTGCTAACGTGGCCGGAAAACTGATTGGAGCGCAGAAAGTAAGCCTTGACTACGCAACACTTCACGGCAAGAAGCAAACTCTTCCATTCTTGGAGCGGTGATATGAAATGCAAATGCAAAAACAGTATGGGTTGGACAACCGTCCGATACGGAGGTTATTAGATGAACTACGACCAAATCACTGAGGAAATCAAAGACCTGCTTGCCAAGGGGCGGCAGGACTTGGTCAAGGCGGTTCTCATGGAAGTTTATGCGCAGGGGTTGAAGGATGGGAAGGAAATAAGGGAGTGGAAATGAAAGAATTCATATTAAAAAATGGTTCTATAATAAAAATTGAAGGAGAGGATTCTGAAATAAAATCCGGTAAATATCCTATCGGTTACTCGGCTGTTAATGGAAATAAGGGAGTGGAAATGAAAACACCGTTGACAGGTTCGCCGGATGGTGATAGCTTTGCGGAAATTAACAACGGACAAGAACTGGACACGAATATGGTCAATGAACTTAGGAACTATCACGTTAAGAAACTGCTCAATCATTTGGGCGGTGACGCTGTTGCTCCATACCTTCAGAAGGCTATTAAACGGTCTTATTCTGAGTTCGCAGAGGACGTAACTAAACAAAAGGACATGACACATGGACACAAATCAGACAACATCGGAAATAGCTAAGCTTGTTAAAGAGCTTACAAAACAGCCAATCGCAGTACAACCAATCTACAAAAAGCTTACCGGATCATGGTCAGCGGCAGTTCTTTTGTCTCAGGTAATGTACTGGTACGGAAAGATGGATCGTGCAATCTACAAGACCGACGAGGAGTTCATGGAAGAGCTTTGCATGACAGAAAAGGAGTTCCGCATAGCCAAAGAGCATTTAAAAAGCGTTCCTTTTGTTCGTGTGTTCAGGGCTGGGAATCACGGTCAGATGCACTATGAAATTAACTATGAACTATTCGTATCCACAATGAAGCATTGCATAGAAAAGCTGACCTGCCCAAATGGGCGTAACGCCCAAAAGGGCATAACGTCTGCCCAAAAGGGCGAAACAGCCCCCCTTCTGATATGCCCAAAAGGGCGGAACTTATATACAGAGACTAACATATCAGAGAATACAACAGAGACTACAGCGATTGCTTCTGAAAACCAAACTCCAAAGCCCTCTCCAAATTCTCCTAAGGTTAGCATGCCGCTAAAATATACCGATGACTTCTCGGCGTTTTGGGCGTTGTATGGCATTGGCTCGAAAGCCTGCGCCTTCTCTGCTTGGAAGAAACAGAACCCTTCGGCAGAAGAACAGGCGGCAATTTTGGCTTGTGTTCCGGTTTATAAAGCCTATTGCGCTTCTGCTGATAGGTCTTTGAAGGACGGACAGGGCTGGCTAAACGGAAGATTCTGGGAGAACACATGGACGCACCAAGCCCAGAATACAAAGCCTTCAACAAATCAGAAGCCATTTGAGGCACAGCCCGTGCAGATCAACAGATGCCCAAGCTTTTAAGGAACGCTATGACAGACCAATCATCAAGACGATTGCCACCATACAGCGAAGAGGCAGCCATTCTCAAAACAAGAACAACAAAAGATAAACACATTTACATGTTAATCCAGTGCTTTTAAGGAATCTAAAAATGGAGATAAAATATGAGTTGGCATTATTCGCAGGAGCCGGAGGTGGAATCCTTGGCGGTATCTTATGCGGTCACACTTGCATCGGAGCTGTTGAGATTGAGGAATACCCAAGGAAAGTTCTTCTGGCTAGGCAGAGGGATGGACTCTTGCCAAAGTTCCCAATCTGGGATGATGTCACAACCTTCCGGGCAGACAATCCAGAGTGCAGAGAATACATCGAGTTCCTTCGAAGCATCAAAGACGAGCTTGTTATCACCGGAGGATTCCCATGCCAAGACATTTCCTGTGCAGGAAAAGGAGCAGGAATCACCGGAGAGCGAAGCGGATTGTGGAAAGAGTTTGCCCGCATCATTCGCGAAATACGACCAGCAAGAGTGCTTGTGGAAAACTCACCAATGCTCACTGTTCGGGGGCTTGGAGTCGTTCTCGGAGACTTGGCCTCGATGGGGTATGATGCACGATGGGGAGTGCTGGGAGCTGAACACACCAACCTACCTCATAAAAGAGAAAGAATATGGGTGTATGGTTCCAACTGTAACGAAATCAATTTCAAAAGGAGCGCCAAGGAAAAGGTATTTAGGTTCCCAGGAATACAGAGGGAATCACATAATGGAGTGGTTAAGAATGAATCAGAACTCAGAGCAATACTATCACCCGGACTTTGCAGAAAATATAATGGGGTGGATAATCAGGTGGACAGACTTGAAGCCATTGGAAACGGACAAGTTCCGGCTGTGGTTAAACTCGCATGGGATATACTTGGAGACTGACAAATGATACCACCATACAGCGAAGAAGCAGAGCGTGGAGTTCTCGGCTCGGCACTGATTGATTCTGACCGTGTAATGGATATGCTCCAAACCATGTCCATCACGGAAGATTCTTTCTACATCCCAGCTCACCGCCTTCTGTTCGAAACTCTCTGCGAAATGCACAACGCATCAAAGCGGATTGACCTGCTGACCGTTGGAGAGGCTTTAAAGACCTCTGGACGGCTTCCAGCATTGGGCGGATATTCGTTTCTCGAAGGACTTATTGATGGAACTCCTACAGCGGCACACGCTGAATACTACGCTGAAATCGTAGTCAAGAAGCACAAACTACGCAGAATCATCACTCAGGCGGCAGAAAGCATAGACAAGTGCCAAGCGGACAAAGACCCAGACGAAATTATCGCAGAGGCTACAAGCGGGCTTTCAGGAATCGAAGTCCGTGAAACCGTTCAGTCAGACGATGATATCATCCGGCATCACGAAGAGGCTATGCGGGGGAATCCAAACTGCATACCTACCCCTTTCGAGAGTCTTACCCGCAGAACAGGAGGGGTTCGTAGAGGGATGGTAACGGTAATGACCGGACGCTCAAAGTCTGGAAAGTCCATGCTAAAATCATTCTGGATTCGACAGCTTGCAGAGCAAGGATACCGAGGGGTTGACTTTTGCTTTGAAGATCGCTGGGAAATCAGCAAGAAGCGCATAGCTTCCATCGGAAAGTACAGTATCAGCGAGTTGGACGCTGGCGGTCGGTATGTTCTGGACACTTCTACAGGGAAGTTTCATTGGTTCCCTGTTTTCCAGAACCAGATTGACGAGGAGCGGGAAGCCTTGGCAGAAGTATCCAAGCTACCGATTTGGTTCTTCGACAAAAAGATAACGGCCAAACAGCTCCATTCTGTGATTGCAAAGTACAAGCGGCAACATGATATCCAGTACGCTTTCATTGACGGTGCAAAGGATATGAAGCGTCCTTCAGGAAAGTACAACGATTGCGGTTTCGAGGAAGAGGTCAGCCAAGCGATGACTGAGATAGCGGCAGAGTTTGACATCGCACTGATTGCAATTCACCACCTTACAAAGATTGAAGATAAAGACCTGATTACTCCTAACAGTATCCGAGGTAGCGGAAACATTGTTGCAGACAGCCGGTGCGTGTACGCCGTTCAGGGCGACAGAAACGGAGCAGGGCTTGATAAGTACGGCGACGGGCAACTCTTGGAGAGGGATGAGGAAGGATACGTTACAACGAGGGTTCTGGAGTGCATCGTGAATAACCACGGGCAGTCTGGAAAGGTGTGGATGGGGACAGATTTGGGCAAGTGCAATTTTTGGAAGGTATAAAACAGGAGAATGAAATGACAGACCAGCAAATAAGACTTGTGTGCGGCGAGCTTAACGCCGGAGAGATGCGGCTTGCCCGTGCTCTGTGCGGATACTATGAGAGAAATAACTGGAATAAAAAAGAAAAGTTTATGTTTCTTCACAAGTATTCTGACTGGCTTGCAAAGCATGGGTTTCTTGATAAAGACTGGTGGACACATCAACCAAATGCTGTAACAAGATTCATTGATGAAGATAGTGATATTTTTCAAAAAAAAACAGTTGCTTGTTTTTAAATAAGCGTGGTATAAACATTCAGTTAAACAAACAGGAGGGGAGTATGGGAAAGGTAAAATCATTGAAGAAGGCTCAAGTTATGTGGGGTCTGAAGAATAAGCAAAGCGGAGTGATTAATGCGGCGTTTTACTCCCGTAGCGATGCCAGAGAAATCAAGATCATTACAGATTCGGTAGTCAAATTGGAAGTAAAGGAGGTTAAATAATGAGTAGGCAAGATCAGTTTGTAACAAAAACAAATCCGGCGACCGTCACCATTGAATGGGCTGGCTCAGGAAGCGATGGGTTCTTTAAATTCTGGAACAAGGAAACAAGGCAGGACGTTCGTATTAACGAGCTTTCTTTTGCAGTCCTTGCAGAGCGCAGTTGCGTTCGTGGATGGATGGAAGAAAAGAAATCAAATGCTTACAGCAACGAGGTTTCAAGTCTCAAAAATCAAACGCTGACTGTCAAATACTTTCAGGACGGTAAACCACGTGAGCTTTGTTCTGGAAAGTATGCAGAGCTTCACGACTCGCTTGTATCACAAGGAATCAAATTCAATAAGGTAATCTATGTGATGGTTATCGAAAGCGATGCTCTTGAATCCGGAACGATTGCCAAGGTCTTGCTAAAAGGTGCGGCATCTGGAGCGTGGATGAACTTCAAAGACAAGCGTTCAGGTGTAAAGTCCGATGGTTTTTCTGACGGAAAAAAGGGTGCTGTGAAGTACCGTACTCCGAAGTTTTCTTCATTCATGATGGAAGAAGGAGACAACGAAGAAGCTGAAATGGCATACGAACAGGTTAAGGCGTACCTTTCAACCGCTCCGGCAACAACGGTTCATGCAGAGCATGATGACGTTCCTGATTATGTGATTGATGAACAAGAGGATTTGGTTCCTGCTGATGACGATGCTATTCCGTTTTAATCTGTAGGTGAAAGCCGACTCTTAACTAGGCTTGACTGCTGGAGAGACAGCATAAAAAACTGACTGGAAAACAAATGAAAAAAGTAATGTATCTCATAGTTCCGGCTATCATAGGAATATCATTGTTCTTTATGAATAGAGCAGGAGAGTTGTTCGAGACTGAAATGTGCATCAAAACATTAAATGGATGTGTGAATGAACAAGTAGTACAGCAGTCGGCATCAAAGATCAAAAATGATATTAACACAATAGCAGTTCCATGCTTTTGGATATTTGCTTTTGTGTGGTATGCGGCGTTTATTGTTAAATCAAAAAAAGGAAAAAAGATGATTAAGAAAGTGTCAGGAATTGTT